TTTGCTATGTCGGTCACATCTGCCTTTGCGGCGCCGTCTAGCTTACCCTCTGCTGTGAGTGCGACGAGCCGTAGTTCATCAGGATTCAGAGCCATAGTTTTTATTTCTCCTTGGGCGCGGTGAATGATTTGGTGGATACGACGATTTCGCCCGGCTCCCGGCGCAGCACAATGAGTCGGTCAATAAGGTTGGGCTGTTCAGCTTCGGTGGCGGAATCCCACAGCAGGGCGGGTAGCTGAGCGTCGGCGCGCAGTTCCACGGTGACCGGGTGAATATTAGCGGGAAGCCCGGCGGCGGTAGTGACTTGAAATTTAAGCTTGTATCGCTCTGGGATGAGATGCAAAGAAATGCGGCCTTGCTCGTCGAGATGGGTCTCAACAGCGCCAGCCCATAAGCGGCGGTCTGTTTCTCCATCCTCAAGGACATATTCGGGGATTGGCTCGCACAGAATACGCCCGGTCAGCGGGCGACCTGCCGGGTCGAGTAGCCGCCCGGTGAGATGCACGGTGTTATATGGCGTGTCAGTCAATATTTCTCATCTCCTACCATGCGGTGCGTTCACGTTTCGCGCACCACGTCACGTCGATATTGAGGGCACTATCTAGCCCGAGGTCTACAGAGCGGCCGCGTTCCATGCGGGCGTAGAGGATACCAGCTTGAAAATCGACCTGGTAGTAGATCGGGATTGCACCTTTCCAGCCGTCGAAATAGGTGCCGGCAATTTGTTGGTCGATCCAATCGACGGTGCGGAACTTTTCAGGGATAAAAGTGCCGACGTTGAGCCATTCATCGCCGATGGTGAACGCATATGCTTTGCGAATGAATTGTCCGTGATATTCGCACTTCCACCCGTCGGACATGGGGGTTACCATCATCTTGCCGCCGGTCGATGAACGAGCAGCCCAACCCGGCATCGGCTGCAGATCATGGGTACTAGTCCCATGAATCTGCACCCATTCGCGTTTGCCACTTTGTGTAATGGCCGACCGGTAGGTGCAGCTGTTCGACACTACATGCACCTTTGTTCCGATCATAAAATCGTCAGGTTCGGGTAGCGCATCATAATTTTCAACTTCGATAGAGGGCGCCAGGCGCGGCATGGTACGACGAATCACCGAATCCGTTAGCACCTTATTCGGTTCCCGATCCACGGTTGTAATAATCACATATTGTTTGCCACCAGTGCGGTCGAGAGCCCCCTTGAGTACTTGAAGCTCAACCGGATTTGTTGCGGCTTTCGCCGGGTCCATGCACGCCACAATGAAATAGCGTGTCTTCTCCTTCACCGGCGGCAGCTGCAGAGTCACAGACTCATAAAGACGATGGTAGAAGCCTCCGACGATCATATGCGCGTAACGTGGGAATGCGGCAGGTGGCGCGATCGTCACTGAATCGGTCGTATTGTCGAATGTCAGATAGTAGTTGCTGATGCCTTGGTCCATTGAGCCGTTGCCGATTCCCAAAGTTACGGAATTCCATTGCCCGGCTGTCAGTGGCTTATTGGTGACGGGAAAACTTACCTGCGCCTCTGTCATGGCGTTTCCTCCTTTTAGATGGTGGAGAGCTGCGCCAGATCGCGGCGCACTTTCTCAAAACGTGCGTTGGTTCTCTCTAGGTCGCCGACTGTGAGCTCGACAGTGCGGGCTTGGGATTCCCATGTTATTTTTGCTTCAACGACGGGGGCAGTGTAAGGGGTTGCCCCGGCAGCTAAATCGAGCGTGATGGTGTCACCTATTCTGAAATCGTCGCCAAATCGGCGGGCGGGGGACTCATTCAGCGTGACTTTTAGCGTGCGGGTGGTAGCCCCCTTGGCGAGCTCATCGTGGGCAGATTTCTCTAGCGCGGCGGCATCGTCGGTGTCACGGCGATCTTTGAAAAGTTCGATGCGGCGGTTCCAATGGTCGCCGGCTACGACAGAGGTGAGCTTGCGGTCTGCGCCTTCACCTTGACCGCCAACGACAACGGCGGTTGCGGTGCCGACGGTGTCTTCCATTTCCCACCCGGCGACTTCGCCGGTCATGTATGACAGGCGAACCCGGCGGGAGAGATCGCGCACCGGTTCGGTCTCAAAGACTATGCGGCGGTCTTTGAGACCGCATCGCATGATGAGACCGGCTGTATCTGCCAGCGGTCGTGCAGTCTCCAATAGGTTTTTGAGTCGTGTATCTACCTGCACGGTACCGCCCCGGCGGCGGTCTTCGGCAATATCGAGCGTGGAAATCCGGCGTGCGTGGATAGCCCCGGCACCGGTGTTGAGATTTACAAGCTCTTTGATGATGCTCTCACCGGGGCCGCTGCGCGTGTACCGTGCTGTTTCCTGAGCATTTTCAGCATGCGCCGGATCGGGATAGGTAATGCGGTCGGCGATAAGGCATAGTGCTGAGGTGACCGTAATCTCTAGTGTGAGCTCCGAGCCTTTTGCCGTGCGGTGAAAGGCGGTGACAGGGCCGGAAATCTCTATATCCCCGTCACGGGCAGTCAGCCACCAACCCGGCATAATACGATTCGCTGTCTTGAGCGCTTCGCCAACAACATCAATGACAAAGGTGTCAGGCTGGTTTTTGCGCATAACAGCCTGTACCTTGGGGCTTAAAATTTGCCCGCGATGCTGCAGATGCTCATCGTACATGGTGACTGTCAGCATCAGAATCAGATTCCCCTCAAATAGGTGGGTTTATACACCAGCTGAATACCTGAGGCGTCCGTCATGTTCGTTGCCTCGACTCGGATCGTGTTTTTTCCCGGCGGCAGCTGAAACAGCGTCGAGCCGTCAGCAACTTTGTCCCAGAGCTCGCCGCGTGTGTGCACAGAATCAAAAACGTCATAGGTAGCGACGTCAAGAACCATCCACTCACCGGGCTTGAAGGTTTCGCGCACCTGGAAAAAAGCGCCGCTCTCTTGATGCGTCACTTTGACGTCGGTGACCGGGCCCGTGATACGCCATACTGGTGTCACGTTTTGGTCTGATTCGATGGTGATTTCCGTCAGTTCTCCCACTGTTGAGGGCGTGAGAATGACCGGAAAAAACGGCTGCGAATCTGACACAAAGTGTTTGCCTTCACTAGATTTCGGCGACCATGACAGCAGATGATCTTCACCATAGAACAACGGATGCGGCGCCAGTAGCGTGAGCCCTACGCTCAAGTGGGTTTTACGGTATTTCTGCCCGAATTCCCCTTTGAGACCTTCTTTATAGAGAACATCAATAAATCGAGGGGCGGCACCTGGCAGGCGTACTTCTAAACGCGCCGAACCCCGTGAGGGATGCAGCGCGTCGAGAAGTCGCCGCCAGGCAGTGAGCACTTCTTCTTGGTTTGCACCCATAATCTTGAGCGGTACAAAGATTTCGCGCTCTTTCAGATGTGTTGAACGCAGAATCGACCCGTAGCCACCTGAGCGTTCTGTGAGCCGATGATCCACCGGCGGCAGACCGATACCTTCAATTCCTTCTAGCAGGGTGAAGGCGTCGAGGCCGGTGCTGGTAAAGCTGATGGGCTCTGCAGCACCGACCGGGTGCAACCGTACTAAGGGAGGGGCATTACGCTGGCTCATAATTTAGCCTCTCTTCTCTGCGTCGGCGCTTCTCAATGGCTTCTGCCACCTCATCAGCCGTGTAGCCGTGCACCTCGCCGATGGTGATACCCCCGCGGGTGCGGGAGCTGTGATCGGCGATGTTGTACATGGCTTCCCATTGCTCTGAGGTGAGCACATAATCCGGTGTAGCGCGGCGATGGTCGATAAGCTGAACGCCCTCAGTAATGAGGCCGCCGCGATCGTAGAGCGTCGGTGTGACGCGGCCACCGTCAGCATAGCCATGCCCGTGACCGATAACCCCAAGCTGCCCACCATAGCCATAGCGGGCAGTCGCATAGCGCATACCCGCAACCAGGTTGGCGAGCGGGTGGCGCCTATCATTCGGAAGCGATGGGTCACGGAAAGCGGCGAACGTTGAACCAATCACCTGAACCAAGCCCTGCGCGAGGTCGCCCGAAAGGGTGTTCACGTCCACATAGCCATTTTGAGTTACCCCCGGGTCGCCACCGGATTCAGATTGAATCTGTGACAGCCAGGCGTTTATGTACTCTGGTGTCACGGGCAGGTTAGCGATTTTGAGAGCTTGCTCAACGGTCGGTCGCCATTGCTCAACGCCCGCACCGGGGTTGAACTTCGGCACAAAGGACTTTATCTTTTCCTTCGCAAAATCCGCCACATCATGAGCGGATTTCTGCGCCATACCGACAGCACCAACGACGAAATCGTTCCCTTTAAAATGGTCTTTGGCAATATTCGACGCTGTATCCACCGGTATCAGAATCGCATCTTTAACGCGGTCAAACGCCCAATCCACCCCGTCGTCAATTGCTTTGCCGACGGCTTCTCCGGCCTGCTGCCAACCAACGGACAGCGCATCTAACGGATTGTTGGGGTCCACCACACGCCCGCCGTTAGCGAAGCCCGGCAGGCGCCCCGTGCGGTTCAGATAGTCCAGTGCGCCCGGGTTCTCACGCTCGAAACGAGCCCGTGACTCTTTACGAATCACGAACTCGTCGGCGTGGACTATACCGGCGGGCGTGTATTTTCCGCCCGCGCCGGTATAGCCACCCACATCGAATGACGGGATACCCGATGTATCAATGCGCGCTAGGTCGGCGCCGCTCCATACATCGTTTAACCCGTTGTAGCCGTCGATGAGCGCCCCGTTGATAACGGTGTCGATCACCCATTTAACCGGCGTACCCACAATTTTTTTGAGGGTATCCCAGACTTGCCCAATGCCCTCAACCGTTTTGTTCCAGGCGTTGGCAAAATCGTTCTGCAGCCAGTGACCGAGCGGGTCGAGAATATTATCTTTGACCCACCCCATCGTTTTGCTGATATGGTCCCCAATCCAGTTGAAAACTGGTTTGACGATGTTTTCCCACAACCAGCTAAAAATTGGTCCCAGAACATCTTTGATGAGGTGATATAGCGCATCGAAAATCACCCGAATAATATCCCACGCGATTTCTATGACGATGCGGATACCGTTAAAGGCAGGCGAAATAATTTCATTCCACAGCCACGTAAAAATAGGGCCAACAATATTTTGCAAGACCCACACAATGGCGTCCATGATGGGCCTGATAATGTTGTTCCAGGCAAACCCGATAACGGCACTAATGCCGTTCCACGCGGGTACGATAATCTCATTCCACAGCCAGGTAAATACTGGTGCGAGAATGTCCGTGATAAATGCCCATATGCCCTGAAAGAGCGGCTGCAGAATCGTGGTCCACGCCCACTGGATGACCGCGACAATCCCATTCCACACGGGTGTTATGATTGTCTGCCACAGCCAGGTAAATATTGGTGCGAGGAAATTCTGAATCACATCAACGATGGCGTTGAAAATAGGTTGCAGAATATTAGCCCAAGCCCATTGCGCCGCTATCACAATGCCGTTCCAGGCCGGAATGATAACGTTTTGCCACAGCCACGTGAAGGCTGCACCCAAAGCTTGGATTCCCTGGTCGATGATGGGCTGCGCGTTGGTTTGCCACCAGGTGACGAATGCATTGACTGCATCTACGATCGCCTGCCAGACAATCCCGGCTACGACCTGTAGCCGCTGAAAGGATTGGTCGATGAAATCGTGAAACCACCCGATTTTGGTGTAGGCGAGGATGAGCCCACCTACCACTAGGGCAATCGCGGCGACTACTAAGGCGATTGGTGCAAGAGCCTCCCACTCAGCGGCGGCTAATCCCCAAAACGTGCCTTCAAGGGTACCTGTGATAACTGAGGTGATACCGGCTACCGTGTTCCACGCGGCAAGCCCGAGCTGCCAAGTGCCAAACGCGGCGGCGGCAACTCCGATACCTATCGCGAACGGGCCCCACAGGTCGGATGTTTCTCGTACAAAATTGAAGATTTTGGCGGTAGCATGCGAGAACTGTTCAAAGGCTGGCACGCCTTGGTTTGTCACCCAATCAACTACAGCGCCAGCAATGGGTAAGAACTTTTCCCCAATTTCTGCCGATAAGTCTTTCCACTTTGCAGCCAAAACTTGCGTCTTGTGCTGATAGGTATCGGTTTCCCTATAAAAGTTTCCTTGGGCGTCGGCGGATTGCTTAAAGAGAAGCGACTGCACAATCAACTGTTTTTGCTGTGTATCGAAAGACCCGCCCGTCTTTTTGATGCCTAAATTCAAGCCCTCTTGGGTGAGCATCGCATCATTGAGCGAGATACCATAACGCTCAATGGGGTCCATTTCACCGCGCAATGCCGCCGATATGGCTTCGATCGCATCGGCGGTCGTGCCCCCATACATACTTGCTAGGTCGGCGCCCAACGCGATGAGCTTGTTAGTTTTGCCGCCCAATTCCTCCATAGGGGTACCAGCGTTTTTGAGCATGGACCCAAGCACCGAGGCGAACTGGTTATATTCGTTCGCCGAAATGCCGACTGAGGTGCTGGCGGCAGCTGCCCACATGTGCATCTGCTCAGCAGAGCCTTTGAACACGGAATCCACGGCACCGACAGACTGCTCTAGATCGCCGGCAGCTGTTAGGGCCTCTTTGACTCCGCCGAAGAGCGTGACGCCGCCGAGCAATCCGCCACCTGCGACGAGTGCTCTTTTAAAGGTCGATGAGAAGAGGCTACTTGAAGTTTTTGCTGCCTGTTGCGCCTCATGATCTGCTGACGCGAAGGCGCGTTTGAACCCGGCTTGAGCCTCGGGCGCTACACCTTCCACACCTTTTTTGAAGTGCTTGCCAATGCGACCGAAGGCGCCGACCGTTTTCTCTGCTTCATGACCGCCAACTCGGACAGCCTCAGTGAGGGATTCTTGCGCAGATTTGAGTGATTGAGAATGCCCGCTAATCTCGGTAACAGATTTGCGGGAGACGTCTATGTATTTTTGCCGGGCGGATGTTACCCGATCTTCGGCTGCTTTGACGCCGGCAAGCGCTGTGCTAGCAGATGCACGGGCGTTTGAGAGCGTACTTTCAGCGGCAGAAATTTGCGCCTGAGTGGCAGAGCCGGAAGAGCGCAGAGAATTAAGTTTAGCTTCGGCAGCTTGTACAGCTGTGAGCTTGGCAGCGTGTTTTTCCTGAGCGGCGGTGAGACGAAGCTCAGCCTGTTCAATGCTGGACGCGGCAGCGGTACGGCGGCGAGCGGCGATTTCAGTTGCTTGCGCCATACGCTCCTGAGCGTCTTTAACTTTTTGCTCTAGCTCTTTCGTATCCACTGGCTTTGCCTCGGTGAAGGCGCGGGCCATGTTTTGCCCAATCTCACGCCCTGCAGCGGTGCCGTATTTTCCGGCACCGCTGAGAGCGCCAGCGATTTGACGTGAGAGGGTCGCCGTTTCGACCGCTAATGTTATATACCCGGTTGCGAGCTCGACAGCGGCCATTTGTCACCTCTCAGTATTCTTTTTTGCTAGGCGAAACGTGACATGAAGTCTTTTTTAGCTTCGTCATAGCTCATGGGTGCAGCGGCGATTTTGCGGGTTTTTTCGTCCCACGGGCGTACTGCTGGTTTGAAAGATCGCAGCTTTGCACGGTCGCCGCCGCGCTGCAGATTTGCCACTGCAAGGATTTCCTTAATGCTTTGCACACCCTCGAACATGGGGATGTACCAAAGCCACTTTTCGGGCTCGCTGGCACGCTGGATCGGACCCCACGGCGGCTCGGATTCAATCGCGGCGATAATATTTGCCCACGATGCTCTGCCCGTGCGCGGTGAATCCCAGTCGAGCCCGACTTCTAACAGCCGGGCTCTCACAGCGGCTTCGTGTTCCTGATAGAGCTGGATAGCTCCTAAGATTTTGGGAGCGCGCCCTCACCCCATGCTTCAATGAATTCAGGGAGTTCTTCGGCGTCAAGCTCACCAATAACTTCGGCGTCTTCGGTCGATGCGCCAGCGGCAATGCACCAGGGGATAATAACCGCGACGTCACCCTTGTTGAGGGCGGCGATGACCTTCACCGGCATCTGCTTCATATCTGGAAGACGGAAAACGCCCTCGAACAGGTCGGATTCAAATTCAACCAGGCGGTACTTCTTGGCGAACTTGCGGGCGTGAGCCTTTTTGACGTTCTTACGGGTGCGGGTGGTTGCTGCCATGTTTGCTGACTCCTATCAACAGCGCTGGCTCCAAAAAGGTGTAGCCCCTGGTGCGGCTGTGGAGCCAGCAATAAGAGTGCAAACCGCACCAGAGAAATATGAGTACCTGCCCAATAGGGAAGGTCAAAACCGAGAAGGTTTAGCCACCGATACCGGGAACAGCGCCGGGAACACCACCAGGTGATGCGGCACGAACGGCGGCGGCCTTATCCGCATCAGGGATGAGGGTGTACTCGGTGTAGCAGATACCGGTTTCGGGGTCTGCCAGGCATTCGATGGAAACTTCGAGACCATCGGCAGCAGAATGGGTTAGATTCCGGTCGCCGGCTACGGTGATCTGCCCGCGGGGGATAGCGAAGCGGCGCTGATACCCGTTGTTGGGGTCCTTAGTTTCGATAGTGAATGCCTGCACCGGCGGAATGTCAGCACCATGCTTGACCTGCAGCACGCCCTCATCTGAGAGAGAGACGTTATTAGGGCCGAAAACGGTCTTATTGACGTCGAGGTCAGCGGTTGAATGCAGGGTAAATTTGATTTTTGCCGAGTATTCGCTGCGCACAGTTCGTACTTTGACGCCGCCCCATACCTTAATCTCTTCGTCCGAGGCGTCCTCTGAGAGAGTCAGACCGTCCTCGTTTACATAGCCCATCGGTGTGAACTTGTCGCTGAGCTTGGTCTTAAAAGTTCCTGGAATTTCGGTCCCGAGCGGGGCGACGGTAATACCGCCGGTAATGCTTTCGGGCTTGGAGACAATAATGTCGAAATTACGCTTTTTCTCAGCCATAATTTCCCTTTCCTACTAAAAAGCTCGCCTCAGGTGGCGAGCGTGGTGGATTTGAGTGTGACTGTGACCGTCCAGGTATACGCGGGCAGCCGCGGTTCTGGGAGAGGGTCATAGGCTGGCATGGTGAGGTGACGGTCGGCGAGGTATACCGGCGCGTCATGCTCGGGCCATTCACGCATGACGTTGAAGACGCGGTTAGCTAGTGCATCGGCTGCTTCTCCGTCAGGTGCACGCACCTCGAAGCTGATGCGTTTGTCGGCAAGCTGATAGTGGTGGATTCGTCCGCCGCCGCCGTCTTTGATGAGCACTAGGGGCGTGTTTTTATCCCACCCGGTCGGTGGCTCGTCGCGGGCTACCAGCACATCGGGGAGAGCCCGAGCAAAATATTTGTAGGCGGTTGAGACGTGCGAAGGAAAAATAAAACGTTCAGTCACGGCCTGCGTCCAATGCTCGAATCAAGGCGTTGTGCTTGCGATTGTGGAAGTGAGCGTGCCCGGTCGCCATGATGGAGACGGCGCCGCGTGGATCCTCTAGCGCTAGCTCGGTGACCTTGTACCCGGCAACTTTTCCACCTTTGGAAGCTTCTTTCGCGATGGCGTCAGCACGGCGTTTCAGATTGGCGCGAACAGCTGGCAGCTTGCGCAACTGTTGCAAACCAGTTTTATTGAGTTTGAATTTTTTAGCCATGCCAGCGCCGCACTTTCACTTCCGTGTAGAAGGTTGTCTCGGTGAAGGGATTCGTAATAGCCACGGCCTCACCTTCAACTTCGAATGTTTTGCCCTCGATGATGAACCGGTCGGCGGCCTCAATGGCGGTGCCAGCGGGCAGATATAGCACATGGTCTATCGTGGCTATCAGCGCTGTGCCAGCACGTGGTTCAGCGGCGGTGGGCGCATCAATGATCGCTTGGATGTCTCGACGTGTTTCGGTCTTCTTTTTGAACCCGTCAGCGGTAATGGTTTCTGCCGTTGAGAGGTGCGTTATTGTCACGGTGTGCCCTGGCAGTGGTAGACCTATCACGGCACCCACCCGAGCTTATAGGGAGCCAGTTTCTCTTTTTCTTGCTCTAGCAGAGAGACGCCCGAGGCTTCACCGTTGCGTGTGGCATAGCCGACCGATTGGGTGCCGGCTCTCTGATACGAGAGGTTTCCGTGTGCACCCATTGCGGCGCGGGCTGCTAAATCCTGGATAACTTGGGCGACCGGGGCTAAATCTTCATGCCCGTGCGTGAGCTCGACGGTGACACATCGTGGCTCATGCGGGAAGACCTTACCGGCAGGCAGCTTGATCCACCCGTCAGCTGAGAAACGGAAACCCTGCACCGGCACCCCGTCCACAGCGAGCGCGTGAATATCTTCAACTTTGTTGGATGGCAGCGCTAGTTTGTTGGCGCCGTTGCCGTCGAGGGTGAGGGTTTCACGGATGGGTGGCCCGATATGCCAGCCGCAATAGTTGCGGACGGTCTGTTGCGCGGTTTCAGCTGGATTTTGGGTTGCGTTGAGAATTGAGGGTTTGATGCTCATCGTTCTCTCCGTTCAAGGTTTTGCCCCGGCACTGTTATGCAGGTGCCGGGGCAAAAGGGGGCGGTCGTGACTAGTCCTTGAGTGTGACTTTCACGAACGCTTCGGGGCGGCGTACCGCTAGGGTGAGGCGTTCCTCTGCCAGGACGGCAAAGCGACGGTTGGTGAAATCGTCAGAATCGGCGTTTGAGGCGTTGAGCGTCAGCGAGCCCTTGCGGTAGACGGTTGCGCCTTGCTTGCCGGCGCCAACGATGGCGGTGCCGGCAGGCACTTCGTTGGACTGGATGG